GCATTCAGCAACTTCAGCATCAGCAACGCTTTCAATTGCAACCTTAACGCTGTTATATGCATAGTTAGTGTATTCATTAGCACCAGCTTGACCTAGATATCTCTTGTTGAATGGATCTTTTTCTGTAATATCAACACCATCGCTTCCGCCAACAAGTGGCATTGTGAAACGATTAATGTTTGATAATAGAACGCTTGTTTGATCAAGGGCTGTTATTGAGTTACCGGCTTTACGATTTCCTTCTTTCCATGCAACAACACCAGATTTTACAAGAGTGCTTCCACTGAGAGAACCACTTATATCATCAAGCGAGAATAAGAATGATTCTTTACCGCTATAAAGTGGATTCTTTGCTCTAGTATAATCAACCATATCTTCATTGTGTTTTTTGGTGTTGCTTACGTTTGTTTTTAAACCAAAATAAACAGAAGTTAATGATTGTGCAGGGCTTAGTGAGCTAGAGGAAAGAGTTGGAATCTCTGGAAGCATAAAGCTTGCTGTAAAGGCAGCAGTTGAAGTAACTGAGCCAGAGATAAATGGAACTGTAACTGATGTTCCACTTACAGCAGCTGAATCTAGAATAGATGGTCCATAGAAACCAAATGGTATTAAATCTTTATCGGTATAGGCGTTGTCAACGTCATCATCCATAACAACACGGATAAACTTTGATCTATTGTTATATCTACCATATTCTTCGAAAGCTTTCTTTTCATAACTCCATTCTGAATATTTATCACCGATCTTCTTTGCAATATAATTCTCAGAAGAAGGATCTAGTGATAAACCAACAAATCTCTCAAGATAAGTTGGAGTTAGATCATTATCTTGCATTTTACGAACAGATACAGTAAATGAACCATACTTAACATATTCATTTGGTGGAGCTTTGATATCTTCAATAGAAATTTTTAGATTTTGGCTATTCCATTCACCTTCACTCAAACCAACAAATTGAAATAGTTTTTGAACTGGATATTTTCCATTTACATCAGCAGCAAATGAACCGGATGTTCCTTTATGTTGCGAAACAACCCAGCCAGTTTGTGCATCATCTGCTTGATATTTGTGATCTCCAAAGTTTAGTACACCTTGTTCTAGTTTAACTAGAGCACCAGCAAACGAGCCAGTCAATGAAACGTTGTTATCCTCAACCCAAGTTTTAAATGTCTCACCAAGGAAATAATTTTCTGGATTTTGTGTTAATTGACCATTTGTTAAAATTGGATTTGTGTTTAACACAGAACGTATATAATTTTTTGAATTTTTATCAAAATCAATTATTTTATCACTACCACTTAAATGAATTTTAAATTTAAGGTTTGATCCGGTTGATCGTATAAACTTATTGCTACCAGAAGTTTCAGCGCTGCCACTTAATTCTTTACCAACTAATCCATAATCACTTCCGTTAGCATAAATAATAGCAGCTAGTGTCGCAGAAGCAGTTCCTGCTGTTGTATATTCATCGCCAGAACCGGAAATTGGCATAACAAATAAACCATAAGCGTTTGGAAAACTCCACCCAGCTTTACCGCTAGTTTGTTTATTTAAATTTTCATATCCACCAAGGCGAACGAATGTAACAGCGCCAGAGTTTCTTAGATATGCTTGAGCAGCATATGCGCCATATGTAGGAGCGGTTTTGTTTCCCTCTCTCCAAACATCTCCACCCATACCACCTGGAACTGGCTCTCCAAATACTTCTGAAAAATCAGAGAAGCTTTCAATTCTAACGGGGCGCATTAGTGGTCCACGTTGTGAACGACCAATGATAACTGGACCCATTTCATCTGGTGCTCTTGGGATAGCTGAATTGTCTATTTCATTGACAAAAACACCTGGGCTTACAAATCTAAATTTATCTACTGACATTATTTATGTCTCCTTGATGACTCAAATTGCAAATATTTACTATAAATAGTAAAGCACATAGGCAAATGTCATTTTTACTTTGCATTAAAAATACTTTCTCTTGCCTTTATACATTTAGCTAAAATTTCAAATTTATGATCTATTTGTCCAAATAATCTTTTTGCTTCATTTAATGATACAATTTCATAAAATGTATCACCATAAAGTAAAAAATCACCTTCTCTTACATATAGTTCTTGGTCTTCTACAAGTCTTCTGCGATGAAATTTTACAACAATAGAGGTCAAACGATCAACTCCAAATTCATTTGTTGTTGTTTTGCTGCCTTCCCACTCAACTAGAGCATTAATATGTATAGGAGATAGAAAAGTTTTTTGAACTGATTCACCATATATTGGATGATAATTTGTGTGCTCTCTGCTTATCGGATAATATATGATTGTTTGCCCGATTACACGTTCTATTAGTTCATCGTTTACCTGTTTAACGAGATTTCTCTCCTTTTCTCCAAGAAATAATGGAGGAGGAGGCGCTTCTTGAGGAATTTCTGCAATATTTTCTGTTTTTTTCTTTCTAGCCATTTATATTATCCTACAAATATCAAGTTAGGAATAAAACTTTGTGTTTTGCTTGCATCTTCCATCAATTTAGCGCTTTCTTCGTTAACTTTTGCGTAAGTCATTTCTGCTAATTGTGTTTTTAGTTCTTCTCTTAAATCTTTCTGTTCCTCTTTACCTTCACTTATTAATTTATCACCATTTAAGGTAACGCTTTCACCTGGGATTGGTATTTGAGCAAACTTGCTTCTTATTTGTCCAAGCATTTCTTTGCAAATTGCTAAACAAAATCTACGAATCCACTGTTTACCTATTGAATTAATTTTATTATAAGGTAAATTTTGAAAAGGTAGTGTATTCATATTATTCACACCATTTATAGATGAATTTGTGCTACCATCAACATTAGTCCATGAATCAGTTGGTATTGAAAACTCAAACCAGATTTTTCTAGGGCTTGCTGCATTTGGAACTGGAAACAATCTAAGAGAATTATTTCTTAGCTGAAAAGACCAATCAGATACTCTTGTTTTTATTGCATCTTCATATGCCATTGCCTGTAATTTATTTTGCCACGTAGGAACTATTTCAAATGTGCTATCATCGGCATATTGTCCATAGGTACTTAAGTTACCAACAACGTTAAGACCTCCAAAATAACCATAAAAATTCCATGAAGCACCAGGAGTTTTATAAAATACCTTTTTTATCGATACTCTTTTACCATCAATATTCCATCCGTTTTCAATAGCTGATGAACTAACTATTGATTGTAAATCATAATCCTGAACTGATGGTATTGTGTCAAAAGAAGCCGAATAAATTGGCTCATTTCCGTTTAATGAAACTTCATTTCCAACAGATAAAGCTATATTTTTTGCATAAGCAAATGACATCTTAGGAAATGCTAAATTTGCACTAACATTTGGATCACTTGAAGATATTTGACCATCGCTATTAAATGAACTAGTTGCTTGTCCAAGAGCAAATGGTAATATATTTTTAGATTGATGTAAATTGATTAAATATGAGTATTCTAGGCAGGCTTCTTCATATGCTGCATAAACTTGTGTTTCAACTAATTCTATATCTAATACATCTCCACCTAATTTTTTATAAACATAGGCAACTTGTTCTATTGATCCTGTTTTATATTCATTAATTTGTTCACTTGACCAATATTCACTATTAACATATATTCCAAATGGTAAAGTTTGTTGATTAACATTTGCAACATTTCCAGTAATTGGCAGGATAACTTTGCTCATTTGTGATACGGGTGAAAGTATCGGTAAAGACATATATTTTTCCTCTAAAAAGATAACATAAGTAATTAGTTTTATAAATGCTTTAAAGTAAATAAAAACCCCGTCAACCTTTCGATTGACGGGGCTAACTTTTTAAGTTATATTAACCAAGTAGATCTTGGATAACAACTAGACCGTACATATCTGGTCTAACCATTACTTTTCCGTATCTCGTCATTACCGCTTTACGTGGAACGAAGGTGTTAGGATCGAAAATGGTTGGGGTGCTTTGTAGTGGTACGTATGGAGCATAAACATAACCACTCTCTAGGAAGCTACCACCTTTACGACCAACTAGGATTACGTTGCGTAGGAAGTATGGATGAACAATGATATCCCATTTCTTGTTCATATCACCAACTCTAACAGCACCAACAGTTCCTTTTTCTGCGTCAGCAGTTACTGAAGCGCGGAATCCTGAAGTGAATTCAAGGATGTTTGCAACTTCTGGACCGCAAACAAGGAAGTTAGCACCACCGCGTAGAGTTTTACGGTGGATTAGAGCAGAACAATCATTGATGGTTTCAACAAGGGTTTCATACCACATTGAAACGTTACCAGTGAAGTCTGGAGGAGCAGCATAATTGCTTGGACCGCCGATATCAACACCAGTATCACGATTTACGAATTTACCTGGACGACGTGACCAGTATTTAACACCAGCAGTTGCACCCTTAACAAGGTCATTCATGACTTCTTGATCGATTTCAAGACCAATTTGTTCTGATAACATTGAGGTTAATTCAACTTCGGCATCTAGATTGTGATAGGCATTTAGATCTTGGCCTAATTCTGGAGTCCATGAAGCCTTTAGCTTGCGTGAACGAGCAGTGATTGAGAATGAATCAACTTTGAGTTCGATCTCTGGAATTACTGAAGTTCCTTCCATTGTCCAAGGAGTATCACCTCTTAAAGCACCTAGCGCAGAATCTCCGACGGAGATTATATTGTCCTTGACAGGATATGATAGAAGGACGTGTGAACCAGTTACAACTGAGGCTAGAGAAGCATTGCCCTTAGCTGCAACAACAACTTCAAGTGATTTAGCGCCAGTTGCTGGATCAACGTATACTCTTGATAGGCGGCGAATTAGTTTACCGCTGTTTGCTAGAGCAGAACCAGTTGCATCATATTCGCCAGCGGCAACAGCGCCAGCATTTTGTGCAAATGAAAGTGAGAATACGTCATTCTCTGCTAGTAATTGGCTGTTTGCAACGTTTGCAAAAGGAATACGTAGAACTGAGGCTGATTCGTAGTTGGAATCATTTAGTAGATCTGCATCCCAACGAACATCTTTTTTGTTTGCATCGTTAGCGGAAGCTAGAGCGAATGCAGTAACCTCAACAACGTTTGAAGCAGTGGTTGAAGAGTGATAGCGAGCAGTGTGATAACCGTTCGCCATGTTGAAAAAGCCTTTTTCAGCATAATCAACACCTTCGATACGAACACCGCCAGTGATTTGTGAACCTAAACGAGCACCGAAGAATGATTCATTTTTGTTGAATACGCGATCACCAACGTTACCAACATCAGTACC